GTCCTGACTACATGAAGTGCATGCACTACGTAGTAGGTCAGGAGGTTCTTGGAAGGAGCTACACAATAGACTCTATAATACAGGATGATTCATCCATATGTATATATATACGTAAGGATGACGAGATTGTTAAGTGGAAGGAGTTTAGCTCTACCATGCCTGTATCTATAGAGTTTAAAATAGACTTCTGATGACATCTCCATACTGCTTCGTTATAAAACCTGTCGACGGAAGGCGTTATGACAATATACGGGATTATGGAGGGAAGGAGTTTGTGATAAGCACATCCCAGGAAGATCACACCGTATCAAACAGATTTGCTGAGGTTATATCAAGACCTACATACTACAGTGGACCAATACAAAAGGGAGACATAGTTATCGTGCACCACAACGTGTTCAGGTACTATTACGACATGAAGGGGAAGCAGAAGAGTAGCTGGCACCATGTCATGGATGATATATTCATAGTGGAACCCAGTCAGGTTTATTTATATAGAAGAGATGAGGTATGGAATGCACCGTCTCCTTTTTGTTTCGTTAGACCTATAGACTCGGAGGATCATATGTTCACTCAGCTAGGCAACTTAGAGCAGTTGTGGGGTGAGTTGGTTTTTAAGAACAATGATATAGACTACGTGGATCATGGAGACATTATATCATTCACCCCAGATAGCGAGTATGAGTTTAGGATAGGAGAGGAGATACTATACAGGATGTACAACAAGAATATATGTCTAAAAAGGTAGAAATATTACAGGCGGCCAAGCTGGCCATAGATGAGTTGATTAAGGTCTTAAAGGAGCCTATCATTACGCATGCAGAGGATGATATAAGTGCAGATAAGATGAAGAATGCAGCATCCGCTAAGAAACTAGCATTCGACGACGCACTTGCTATGCTGCACAAGATAGAGGAGTTAGAGACTGACAAGGATCAGGTCGAGATTATAGACGCTGGTAAGAATGGTTTCGCAGAAGGCAGGGCTCGTGGAAAATAATCTATACAAAATATCAAAGGATCACATAAGCAAGAATGCCTTGATTTCAAGAAACAGGGCAAAGAAATGGGTTTACGGGTATGACAAGAAGTACGATGTGGTGGTCATATCTAAGGATGGAACCATAGGTGATGTCTATGACATAAATGGACTCAAGATAGCCATACCTTTAACGCCAAAGAAGATAGACGTAAAGGAAGATAAATGGGTTTCTTATGACTATCCGAAAGAGCTTTCAAAAATAAGAACAATATTTGATTGGAACAGGAAGGATAACCTTTTCAAGTCAAAATACGTCGATTTTATAGAGACAGAGTTTGACAGGAGAGAGGATGGTTACTGGTTCATGAATAATGGGACACCCACGTACATGACTGGATCTCATTACATGTACCTTCAGTGGACCAAGATAGATGTAGGGCACCCTGACTTCAGGGAGTCAAACAGGATATTCTACATATTCTGGGAGGCATGCAAGGCTGACAAGAGATGTTTTGGTATGTGCTACCTTAAGAACAGGCGTTCTGGTTTCTCATTCATGGGATCCGAGGAGTGTGCTAATATAGCAACAATATCTAGGGACTCACGTGTAGGTATCCTATCAAAGACTGGTAGTGATGCCAAGAAGATGTTTACTGACAAGGTTGTTCCTATTGTAAGAAATTATCCCTTCTTTTTCAAGCCTATTCAGGACGGTATGGACAACCCAAAGACAGAGCTGGCGTTCAGGGTTCCTGCGAGTAAGATCACCCGTAAGAATATGGACGAGGAGAAGGATGATGAGATTGAGGGGCTTGACACAACGATTGACTGGAAGAACACGGATGACAACAGCTATGACGGTGAAAAGCTTTTACTTCTTGTACATGACGAGAGTGGTAAGTGGTTGAAGCCAAATAATATTCAGACCAACTGGCGTGTAACTAAGACATGTCTCAGGCTGGGTAGTAAGATCATAGGCAAGTGCATGATGGGATCCACATCCAACGCACTCTCAAAGGGTGGTGAGCAGTTCAAGAGGTTGTATATGGATAGCGATCCATCCGTAAGGTCTGCAAACGGACAGACAAGGAGTGGGTTGTATTCATTGTTTATACCGATGGAGTGGAACTACGAGGGATACATTGATCAGTATGGATGGCCTGTGTTTGAGGATCCTTCTAAGCCAGTTATAGGTGTAGATGGCGAGATGATAGATGACGGTGTTATAACATACTGGAATAATGAGGTAGAGGCACTTAAGTCAGATCCAGATGCATTGAACGAGTACTACAGACAGTTTCCTAGGACTGAATCTCACGCATTCAGGGATGAATCTAGGCAGTCTATATTTAACCTGACAAAGATATATCAGCAGATAGATTACAATGACTCATTGATAAAGGACAGGGTTCTGACCAGGGGATACTTTCATTGGAAGAACGGTGAGAAGGACACAACGGTTGTATGGACTCCTGACAAGAAGGGAAGGTTTGTTGTGTCATGGGTTCCTAGTTTTGAACATAGAAATAATGTTATAAACAGGGGAGGTGTTAAGTATCCTGGGAACGATCACATGGGATCATTTGGATGTGATCCATACGACATATCTGGTGTTGTTGGAGGAAGTGGATCTAACGGTGCATTGCACGGACTTACTAAGTTTCATATGGAGGATGCCCCGTCTAACGAGTTCTTTCTTGAGTACATAGCCAGGCCAAAGACGGCAGAGATATTCTTCGAGGATGTACTTATGGCATGTATATTTTATGGTATGCCTATACTTGCGGAGAACAACAAGGCCAGGCTTCTTTACCATTTTAAGAACAGGGGATACAGAGGGTTTTCAATGAACAGGCCCGACAAAAACAAGAAGAGGCTCTCTAAGACAGAGTTAGAGCTTGGGGGTATACCTAACACCAGTGAGGATGTGAAACAGGCTCACGCCTCAGCTATTGAGTCTTACATAGAGCAGTACGTAGGGTTTGATTCCGAGGGAACGTATAGAGATGCTGGCGATATAGGCAGCATGTACCTCACAAGGACGCTTGAGGACTGGGCAAAGTTTGAGATAAATAACAGGACAAAATACGATGCCTCGATCAGCTCAGGTCTTGCTATAATGGCAAACAAGAAGTATATTTCTAATGTGCAAAAAAAAGAATCAAAAATAAGTATTAAATTTGTAAGATATGACAATCGTGGTAGTAGAAGCGAAATAATAAAGTAATGGATAAACCTTCAGTAATAATTAATCAATTACCCTTCCCGAACCAGATGGCCTCTGACGAAGAAAAATCTTCAGAGAAGTATGGACTAAGTGTAGCAAAGGCTATAGAGGGTGAGTGGTTTAAAAGAAAGGGAAGTTCTTGTAGGTTTTATGACCAATGGGGAGAGTACCACAGATTAAGACTTTATGCTAGAGGTGAGCAGCCCATGCAGAAGTACAAGGATGAGTTAGCTATAAATGGTGACATGTCTATGTTAAACCTAGACTGGAGTCCTATTCCTATCATACCTAAGTTTGTAGATATAGTTGTAAACGGAATGAATGACAGGCTTTACAAGGTTAAGGCCGAGGCTCAGGACGTGATGTCTGCTGAGAAGAAGAATCAGTTTCAGGAGTCTATAGAGAAGGACATGGTTTCCAAGGACTTCTTGGAAATGACGAAGGAGGAGTTTGGTATCAATGCATTCAACATGGATCCAAATGAGCTCCCAGCTGATGACCAGGAATTGTCTTTATACATGCAAATAAACTACAAGCCTGGTATAGAGATAGCTGAGGAGGTTGCCATAGACACTATACTTAAGATGAACAAGTTTGACGAGGTTAAGAAGAACTTCGATTACGACGTTACAACGATAGGTGTGGGTGTAATGAAGCACGAGTTCCTTGTGAATGATGGCGTGAATGTAGACTACGTTGATCCAGCTAACTGGATACACAGCTACACGGAGAAGGAGGACTTCTCAGACTGCTACTACTTCGGTGAGGTTAAGCAGGTGCACTACACAGAACTATTAAAGATAAACCCAGACCTTACTGATGAGCAGCTTACAGAGATAAAGAATTCTAGCTCTGCATGGAACAATTACTTTCCAATAATAAGAAACTATCAGGATGATTCGTTCTTAAATGAGGTTGTCACACTGATGTATTTCAACTACAAGACGAGCAAGAGGTTTGTTTGGAAGAAAAAAATATTAGATAACGGTGGAGAGCGAGTTATTAGAAAGGGAGACACATTTAATCCTCCGACAGGAGATGGTGTTCCTTTTGAAATAATCGAGGCACCAAGAGAGGTTTGGTATGACGGAATACTTGTGGGTGGATCCAATATACTAATTAAGTGGGAGATGGCCAGAAACATGGTCAGACCTAAGTCAGCATCTCAGAGTGCGATGCCAAACTATGTGGCTCATGCACCAAGACTATACAAGGGTAATATAGAGTCATTGGTTAGGAGAATGATTCCATTTGCCGATCAGATTCAACTGACACACCTAAAGCTACAGCAGGTGATGTCAAGGGTTGTACCTGATGGTGTGTTTATAGATGCAGATGGTATCAATGAGGTAGACCTCGGAACGGGTGCCGCATACAATCCTGAGGACGCACTGAAGCTATACTTCCAGACTGGTAGCGTTATCGGTAGGAGCTATACACAGGAGGGAGAGTTTAACAACGCACGTATCCCAATACAGGAACTTAATTCAAACAGTGGACAGTCTAAGATGGCTGCACTTATTGGAAACTATAACCACTACCTGAACATGATCAGGGATGTGACGGGTATAAACTCTGCAAGGGATGGATCAAGTCCAAATCCTGATGCACTTGTAGGTGTACAAAAACTAGCGGCATTGAGCTCTAATACTGCTACAAGACACATATTAAACGCAGGCTTATATGCAACAAGAAGACTTGCTGAATGTATATCGTTAAGGGTTGGAGACATCCTTGAATATGCAGACTTCAGGGAAGAGTTCGCTATGCAGATAGGAAAATATAACGTCGCTATACTTGACGAGATAAGAGACCTGTACCTTTATGACTTTGGAATATTTATAGAGGTCGCCCCTGATGAGGAGGAGAAGCAGATGCTTGAGGCTAACATAAATGTAGCACTTCAGCAGAAGACTATAGATCTTGAGGATGCTATAGATATCAGGAGTATGAGTAATATTAAGCTGGCCAACGAGATGCTTAAGGTCAAGAGACGTAGGCGTATGGAGCAGCAGCAAAAGCAAGCTCAACAGCAGCAGCAGATGAAGCTACAGTCAGACCTCCAGACTCAGCAATCAGCAGCACAACAGAAGGCACAGCTTATACAGCTTGAAGCACAGGCAAAGACACAGGTCAAGGAGGCAGAGGCACAGTTTGATATTCAAAAGATGAATGCCGAGGTTGAGGCTAAGAAGTACTTAATGGACCTAGAGTTCCAGTACAATATGCAGCTTAAGGGTATAGAGGCCGAGTCATTGATGACAAGGGAGGACAAGAGAGAGTCCGCTAAGTCTGAAAGAATTAGTCAGCAAAATAGTGAGCAGTCTAAGCTTATAAACCAAAGAAAGAACAACCTGCCACCTCAGAACTTTGAGAGCACGGAGGACACTCTGGATGGTTTTGGATTAGAATCATTTGGCCCTAAATAGGATACAAAAATATTACTTAACTTTGTGGATAAATAAAATATAATAAAATGGCAGATGAATTTAAGGTAAGGGCTGTTGACTTTGAAGAGAAGTCAGCTCAGGAGATCGAGAGAGATCTTTTAGAAAAGGCAGAGAATGAAAACAACCAAGCTAACGGTGCGGGAATGGAAGGAAGCCCTGAGGGTTCCTCCGCCTCACAAGAGCAAGAAGATATACAGCCGCAAGGCGAAGCACAAGAGCCGTCCTTGAATGACGGTGACGTTCTTTCATATATTGGTAAGAGGTATGACAGGGAGATAAATTCTTTGGACGAGTTGTTCGAGCAGCGTAATGCTAACGAGGAGCTACCAGAGGATGTATCGGCATTCCTGAAGTACAAGAAAGAAACAGGTCGAGGTATCGGAGACTTTGTTAAGATCAATAAGGATTATGACAATGTTAATGACGACCAGCTACTACTTGACTACTACTTAGAGCAGAACAAGGGATTAGATCCTGAGGATGTAAGCTTTGAGATAGAGGACAAGTTTTCTTATGATGAGGATCTCGATGAAGAGAGAGATGTCAAGTCCAAGAAGGTGGCGAAGAAGAAAGAGCTTGTTAAAGCTAGAGATTACTTCAACTCTTTAAAAGAACAGTACAAGGTTCCACTTGAGTCAAGGGACTCCTTTGTTCCAGACGAAGAGAAGGAGGAGTTTAATAGCTACAAGAAAACAAAAGAGCAGCGATTGCAAAACGATCAGGAGCTTGCTAAGAGGGCTAAAAAATTTACAAGTAAGACAAGTGAATTATTTTCTGAGAACTTCGAAGGTTTCGGGTTCAATATATCGGAGGATAACAAGGTTGTCTACAAGCCAGCTGATAGCAAGACCTTACTCAACGAGCAGTCTGACCTTAATAACTTTGTTAATAAGTTTACAGGTGAGGACGGATCGATTGAGGACTATGAGGGATTCCATCGTTCTATAGCCGTGGCTTCAAACCCTGAGAAGTTTGCCAAGTACTTTTACGACAAAGGTATGGCAGATGCGGTAGGCGATGTGGCTAAAGAGTCTAAAAACATTGACATGACTCGTCAGTCCACAAAGGTTACCCCTAAGGAGGGTGTGCAGGTCAGGTCTATAGACGCAAGTCGAGGCAATAGATTAATTATTAAAAAACACAAAAACTAAAAAAAAATGGCTGGATCATTACAAACCACACCAGGTGTAGCAATTACACCTAGTTCGGTTAAGGCAACATTGCCTACAAATTACATCACCAATTTCGACTTCTTGACACAGTATCTTCCAGATACTTACGAAGCTGAATTTGAGCGATATGGAAACAGATCAATCTCATCATTCTTGAGAATGGTCGGTGCAGAACTTCCTACTAACTCTGACTTAATCAAGTGGGCAGAGCAAGGACGTTTGCATACAAAATACAAAGCGGTTACTTTTGGTGCTATTGATACACCTATTGCAGGTCAGCAAGTGTTTACTTTAGCTGGAGGAGCAATATGCAACTTTAGAGTAAACCAAACTGTATTTTTATCATCAACTACAATAGCTGCAGAGTCTGCTAAGGCTGTGATTGTAGATGTAACAGGATCAACATTTACTGTTGCTTATTACGCAGCGACTGGTGGAGTATCTCCATTTACAGCTGCAACAACTGTAACTGCATTCGTTTACGGATCTGAGTTCGGTAAAGGTACTGCAGGTATGGACGGATCGTTAGAGGCTGAGGATTCAATCTTTTCTTGCAAGCCAATCATCATCAAGGACAACTACGAGGTGTCTGGATCTGATATGGCTCAAGTAGGATGGGTTGAGGTTACAACTGAAAACGGTGCGACAGGGTACTTATGGTACTTAAAGTCAGAGCATGAGACTCGTCTACGATTTGACGATTACTTAGAGATGGCTATGGTTGAAGGTGTTCCTGCAGCAGCAGCGTCTGGTGCATTGACTTACCTTTCACCAGCTACAGCAGCGGCTCCAGGAGCAGCGGCAGGTACAACAGCGGCAGGTACTGAAGGTATGTTTGACACTATCGAGGATAGAGGTAACGTATGGTCAGGTGGTAACCCAGCTGCATTGGCAGACTTTGATACAATCGTACAACGTCTTGACAAGCAGGGTGCTATCGCTGAGAACGTATTGTTCTTAAACCGTCAGTTCTCTTTCGATATTGACGACATGCTAGCAGCTCAAAACTCTTACGGAGCAGGTGGTACATCTTACGGATTGTTTGACAATTCTGAAGAGATGGCACTTAACCTTGGATTCTCTGGATTCAAGAGAGGTTATGAGTTCTACAAGACTGACTGGAAATACTTAAACGATGCTACGCTTCGTGGAGGTTTGACAGGAGGTGCTGTTAATGGTGTACTTGTACCAGCTGGTACTACATCAGTGTACGATCAAGTTCTTGGTAAGAACGCTAAACGTCCATTCTTACATGTACGTTACAGAGCTTCTGAGGCTGAGGATCGTCGATACAAAACTTGGATGACAGGTTCTGCAGGTGGAGCTATGAGTAGCGACATCGATAAGATGCAGGTTAACTTCTTGTCAGAAAGAGCACTTTGTGTTATGGGAGCTAATAACTTCGTATTGTTCAAAGGATAATACAGGACTATTTATATACCAGGGGTTTCGACCCCTGGTTTTTATTGTAAAAATTAAATTAAAATAAAATGAAAAAGAGAAAATCAGTACTCGAACCTAAGGATAGAGTATACCTATTAAAAAATGAAAAGGAGCCTTTGGCTTACTTTATAGCGTCGAGAGACACACCAAGAAACAGACTGCTTTACTACGACGAGGAAAATAATATAAATAGACCTCTTCGATACGCACGTAACGCAAACTCACCATTTCAGGATGAGCAGGATAACAATGTTATTTTAGAGCCAATAGTTTTTGAGGATGGGGTATTAAGAGTCCCAAAGACAAACCCAGTGCTTCAGGAGTTCTTACACTACCACCCAAATAACGGTGCAGAGTTTTATGAGTTCGACGAGGAGCAAGATGCTCAGGAGTATGTTGACTTCATGTATAATGAGCTTGATGCTCAGGTTGCGGCTAGGGATTTAGACTGGACGACAATGGAGGCCGTGGCTAACGTACTTCTAGGAGGAAAGGTTTCATCTATGACCGTGGCTGAGGTCAAGAGAGATATGATGCTTTACGCAAAGAGATATCCTCAGGACTTCATGGAGGCGGTTAACGATCCATCTCTACGTGTGAATAACATAGCGGCCAGAGCTTTATCTGACGGCTATCTGTCATTCAGAAACAACAAGAAGGAGATATTTTATAATCTTAAGGAGAACAAGAAGAAGTTGATGACCATACCATTCGGAGAGGATCCGTTGTATACATTGGCATCCTACCTTCAGTCTAATGATGGACTGGAGTTGTTCAAGTTCCTGGATGAAAAGATATCTGAGAATTAATAATAA